GGGGGGGGGGGGTGGTGAGGCCCCGCCCCCGCCGCATATCTGGAGGTGAAAAATGCGAATTCGTTCGACGAACCACAAGGAACTTATGATCACTTCCCCGCGCGTCGATTTTGTCGGCGGCGAGGCTGAGGTGTCCGACGAGGATTACGCGCTCCTAGAGCCGTTCATGAGCATGTGGGGCCTCGAGGACGTTTCCTATGGCGAGCAGCCAGAGACGCCCGAGGAAAAGCAGCCCAAGGACCCCGATGGCACCGAGGAGCAAGAGGGCGACCCGAAGGGTAAGCGCTCCCGCAAGTAAGGAGGCAGCTCATGGCTGATCCGCAACCGCCGTTCGCGACGGTCGACGACGTCGAGTCCCGCTGGAAGCCGCTCTCCGACGCCGAGAAGAAGCGTGTGAAGATCCTGCTCGTCGACGCGGCGGACGTGATCATGACGACGTGCCCGAAGTGGAAAAAGGCGGCGGAGGGGACGCTGCGACGTATCGTGTGCGCCGTCGTCCGCCGGGCGATGCCGACGGCTTTCGAGGCTGGCGTCAAGCAAATGCAGGAGACGACGGGGCCGTTTTCGAACACGTTCACGGCGGCCAATCCAGACGGCGATCTGTATTTGACGAAGCGGGAGCGGCTGGCGCTCGACTGTGGGCGTCCGACGGCTTTCGAGGCTGACCTGACGAAAAACCGGGGGTAGCCAATGTCGATGGACAACTGGAAAGTCCCGGTCGCGCGGATCCGCATAGCTGACGGCGGCGTGGACCAGTACGGGGAGCCGACGCCGGGGGAGCGTGTGCGGACGGATCTTCCGCCTGCTCTTTTCAATCCGGGCACGTCGGTGGAATCCGTGGATAACACGGGGAAGCCTGTTGTGTCCAAGCCGACGGTCTACTGGCGTGGGGAGTGGCCCGATGTTCTCGCTTCGGATTTGCTCGACGTCGGCGGGCAAACGTGGGGGGTTGACGGGTTTCCCGCCCATTGGCCGAAAGGTTTAGCAGTAACCCTTAAGGGGGTACATGATGAGCGCTAAAATCCAGATTGATCACGCTGAGCTGGCTCGGTTTCTGCGCGGGCCTGAAGTTGAGCGTGCGGTGAAGTCTCAGGCTGACGCGATCGCCGGACGCGCCGGGAAGGGCTTCTACGCGACCGTGCACACGGGCGGGAATCGCGCGCGTGCTTACGTTCGCTCGGAGGATTACGCGGCGTCGCTGCGGCAACGTCGTGATCACGTGGTGGAGAAGGCTCTCGGTGGAGCAGCACACGGCGCGTGACGTTAAGGCGATCGTCATGGATTATCTGCGGGCCGCGCTTGACGTTCCGGTGACGTCGAAGCGGCGCGACGACGGGACGGCAGCGTACGTGCTCGTGATCGATACGGGCGGCGCGGGACGGTCCCGGAAGGTGATCCTTAACTCGCAGCTGACGCTTGATTCCTACGGTGCTTCGTCGGGCAAGTCCGCAGATCTTGCTCGGCGTGTTGACGCCCTCATGTACGCCCTTCCGGCGTCCCCGGTTCCGGTCGCGCGTGTGCGGGGGTTTACCCCGTCATACTCGCCCGATCCAGTGTCCGGTCAAGACCGGCACACGGCAACCTATCAACTCAAAACAAAAATCATATAGGAGGAACGAGGAATGGCACTCCGTGCACTCAATCCCGATAATGCCCTCATGTTCGGATCGGACGACGACCGATTCTACATGGCGGATTACCCGCAGGAAGTGGACAATATTCTACTTTCTGACGAGCCCGACCCGTCGAAGTTCACAGACGTCGGCTGGATCTCGGAAGACGGCGTCGACGAAACCTACGACGATTCCGGCTCCAAGATCAAGGGTCACCAGGGACACGCCGTCGTCAAGGCTTTTATTGAGAGTTCCGAGACTGGCGTCGAGCTGACGATCCTCGAGACGATGCTCCCGATCGTTCTCAAGTATTGGAACGCGAAGGCGGAGAAGGTCAAGGACAAGGACGGGCAGACGGATATCGTCAAGATCAGCCGCCCGCGAGCCCGTAAGGCTATTGATATGGTCGGCATTGCTGACTTTATCGAGACGTCCACGGGTAAGAAGCTTCGCCACATCTACCCGAAGCTCACCCTCACCGAGCGTGAGGGCGTCAAGTACAAGGTTGGCGAGATCGTTGCCTGGAAGTTCAAGCTTGAGGTCACAAAGGACCCGATCACGCTTTCGAATATTCCCGGTCTTCTGCTGCCCTGACCCAATCGTGGCTGGGCGGAGAAGGTTCTCGCCGCCCAGCCCGCACACTATCTAGAGAACCGCTTTTACCATAAAGGAGAACCACCTCATGGCAACCACGAAGAAAACCGTCAGCGCTGCTGAAGCCGCCCGTCGCGAGGCGCAGTCAGCAGAGGACAAGGGCGAGGAAAAGCGCATCGTCGTCGACGTTGACGGAATCCACATCGATATCCGGGCGAAGGATCTGGACGATTACGAGGCGCTCGACGCGCTGCAAAACAACGTCCCGAACCCGATGGTGAACATCTTCCTCCCCGATCCTGAGGATCGCGCAAAGCAGCTGGACAAGCTGCGCGACGAGGAAGGGAAGATTCGCGGTTCCCGCGTTCTTGAATGGGTTGCTGACGTTTTTAAGGCGATGCAACTCCGAAAATAACTAACCTCCCAGTGCTTTTTGACAAGTACTGGGAGGAATTGGAAGCCGACTTCCAGTCCGAGTATGGCCTGGATTTGTCGGACGTGTGGCGAGGCAAAATGAGTTTTCGCCGCTGCGCCGTCCTTATCGAGCAGCTAATGCCCGGGTCCCGATTCTGCCGCGCAATGGGCGGGTCAGCCGCTTTGAGCGACGACGGGCATCTGCTGCGCATGATCGAGGCGGATATCAGGTCCTTCGCGTCCGGGAAGCAGCAGCCGCCCATAGAGCTGCCCGAGGAAGGCTGGCGGGAAAAGTCCCGTGAGCGTTCCGCCCGTGACCGCCGGAAGGTCGAAAACTGGCTCAAGCGCCACCCTGAGGCGCGCAATTAAACGAATAGGAGGGCGGGGAGACTGCACGGCGCGGCTCCCCGCCCTTTTCTCGAGGAGGTAGACCATGAGTTTCAATCTCGGTACGGCTTGGCTTCAGATCTCCCCCTCGATCAAAAACATTCAGAAGGACGTCGCCAAGGCATTCGGCGGTGTCGAGGCTGAGGCTCGGCGGGTAGGCGAGTCCGCCGGTCGGAGCATGACCTCTGGTCTGACGTCGAAGCTTGTCGGGCTTGGTGCGCTGGCCGCGACGGCGATCGGGATTAAGAACGTCGCCAAAGAGGCTGCTACGGCGTCGGATGCGACGCAGAAGTTCAAGGCTACACTTGATTTCGCCGGGCTTGACGGCGGGCAGATCGAGAAGCTGTCGAAGTCTACGCGTAAGTACGCTGACGAGACAGTGTATGACCTGAACGACATTCAGTCGATGACGGCCCAGCTCGCAGCGAATTCCGTCAAGGATTTCGATAAGATCGCCGAGGCGACCGGCAACCTGAACGCGATCGCTGGCGGCAACAAAGAGACCTATCGGCTGCTCGGCCTGGCGATCACGCAGACTGCCGGTGCGGGCAAGCTGACGACCGAGAACTGGAACCAGATCGCGAACGCGATCCCTGGCGCGTCCGGGAAGCTCCAAGAGGCAATGCGCAAAAACGGCGCATTCACTGGGGATTTCCGCGAGGCGATGGCGAAAAGCCAGATCACCGCCGAAGAGTTCAACCAGGCTCTTCTTCAGCTGGGGATGGACGACGCGGCGCAGAAGGCGGCCAAGTCCACGTCCACCCTCGAAGGCGCGTGGGGCAATCTCCAAGCGACGATTGTCGGAGGCTTCTCGGATTTCATTTCGAAGATCAAGCCAGCGCTCACAACGGCGATGGAATGGGTCTCGGACATTCTAGGAAAGTTCTTCTCGTGGTTCGCTGACGCGTTCAACGGGATCTACGATCTTGTGGTGAAGGGCGACTTCACCGGGGCGTTCGCGAGGGCGTTCAACGTCGATGAGGATTCCGCCATTGTCGATTGGCTTTTCCGCATCCGCGATGGGATTATCGGCATCTACGATTTCATCGTCAAGGGCGATTTCTCGGGCGCTTTTGCCCGCGCGTTCAACGTCGACGAGGACTCGAAGATCGTTGACTGGCTTTTCCGCATCCGTGACGGGATCATGGGGATCTTTGACCTGATCGTCAACGGAAACGTAAACGAGCACCTGAAAAACGCGTTCAACATCGACGAAAACAACGGTTTCGTGCGCGTCATTCAGGACGTGCGGCAGAAAATCATTGATTTCGTGCGGGATATCCCGTCGATGCTCAAGGGCGTTTTCGAATGGGTCATCCAAAACAAGGGCTGGCTCGAACCGCTTGCTTGGGGCGTTCTCGCCGCTGTCGGGGCGTTTAAGGCGCTCACCACGGCTATCGGGATCTGGCAGGGCATCACGAAGATCGCGACGGCCGTGCAGGTGGCTTTCAACGCGGTAATGTCCGTCAACCCCATTGTCGCCGTCGGAGTGGCTATTGCTGCGATCACCGGCGCGCTTGTCTATTTCTTCACGCAGACCGAGCTTGGGCGCAAGATTTGGGGCTATTTCTCAGAGTATCTTTCCTTGCTTTGGGATGGGCTGAGGACTGCTTGGGACTACCTGTGGACGGCCGTAAAGGCTGTCTACTATGCCGTGATCGCGCCGGTTGTGAACGCCATCACCACAGCGTTCAAGATTGCTTGGTCCATCATTTCCGGGATTTTCAGCGCAATCGTAAGGGTTATCAAGGGCGACGTGAGCGGCGCTTTCACCGCCCTTAAAGACACGGTAAAGCGCGTGTGGGACGCCATCTGGGGGTTCATTAAGAACTCTTGGAACAACATAGTAAACCTACTTAAGACGGTAGGAAAGTTCCTTTGGGACACGTTCACTTGGCCTTTCGTTCAGGCGGCTAAGCTGGTTGGCAAGGCGTGGGACAAGATCAAGAGCTGGTTCGCCGCCCCGATCAATTGGGTTATTGAGCACGTTATCAACGGCGGGATTATCTCGTTTATTAACGCGATTGTCGGAGCGCTCGGACTTGACTCCCTGAAAATTAAAAAAGTTCAGCCAATCGGAAAGCCGTCTGAGGACAAGTCAATCGACGCGTACGCGAAGGGCGGATATGCCAAGCGTGGGTGGGCGCTTGTTGGTGAGCAGGGGCCAGAGCTCGTGAATTTCACACATCCGGGACGCGTCTACACGGCTGAGCAGACAGCGGAAGCTTTGTCCATGCCTGGACGTGAAATTTCTCCCTATTTGCGCCCGGAGCGCATGTACACGTCAGACGAGGCTCTGCTGGCTACACAGGCGATTAAGACTGAGGACCCGAAGCTGCTTCAGATGGCGCTCGGCGACTCCCCGGCTGATTCACTACTGCCCATCGGTGGGTTCTTCGGAAGTTTCGGGCGGTGGGTAAAGTCCGCCTGGGACGGCGTGACTGATTTCGTTGTCAATATCGGCGAGAAAGCCGTCAAGTTCGTGCGCGGCAGGCTCGCCGACGGCGCAAAACTCGTAATCCGCCCGCTGCAATCCCTCATACGGAATTCCATCGGCGGCGTCTTCGGCGACTTCTTTGTCAAGTCCGGCGACAAGCTTATCGACTGGATCGCTGGCGTGGACAAAGGCACTGAAGAAATTTCCATAACCGATCCGATCGCTGCTGGTATTGCTGCTGGGCTTAACGGAGGAAAAGGTCTCGGAGGTTCTTTCGGGCCGGTAGGAAATATCCCTGCTGGCGGAGGCGTCGCTCGCCCGGTCGCAGGCGGGCGGCTCACGTCGCCGTTCGGCGTTTCCCGCTACGGTGGCATGCACTCGGGTATCGACCTTGCCGCGCCGATGGGCACGCCAGTTTACGCGTACCGGGATGGTGTGGTCACCCGCGCCGGATGGAACTCGCTGGCTGGGCGCACGGGCATCGGAATCGTTCTCGCGCACGCTGGCGGAATGGGCTCCTATTACGGGCACCTTTCGCAAGCGCTGGTCCATGCGGGGCAAACCGTCAAGGCCGGGCAGAACATCGGACGCGTCGGATCGACCGGCAACTCGACCGGGCCGCACCTTCACTGGGAGATCTCACTCGGCGGCAACCCGCAACGCGTGGTAAACCCCCTACCGTACTTGAAGTACGACGACGGCGGTTTTCTCCAACCGGGCGTCACGCAGGTTGTCAACGCTACGGGCAGGCCGGAGCCAGTTTTCACGGAGTCGCAGTGGAATACGCTGCGCGCTCAAGCCGAAGGGCGGGCCGAGCGGAAGTCTCCAGAGGACGACGGGCCGAAGCGCGTCTACCTCGTCGTCGAAGACCGCGAGTTCGAGGCGTACATCGATGAGCGCGCCGAAGGCGCTCTCGTCGGGGCCGCCCGGGATTTGAGAGGAAGGCGCTAATGCAGGTTTGGCCAGACGCGGCTGTCGGCTCCGCGCCGTTCGCCATTGTCGTCGTCGAGGTAGCGTCGCCGCGCGAGGTCACGATTTATCGGTCCTCGCCCGGCGGGACCGTCAAGGTCCGTGGCGGGAAAATACACGCCTCAGGCTCGACGATCGTCCGCGATTTCGAGGTCCCGCTGAACACAAAGGTCAGGTATTGGGCTGTCGATTCGTCCGGTGAGCAGGTGGACGGCCCGGTCGAAACGCTCGTGAACACGCCGTATGCGTGGATTCACGATGCGGACGCGCCGTCCGTCGGACTGCCGATTGCTGGCGTCGAGGAGGACGGGTGCCTGATCCTCGAAAACGACAGTCTGAAGGACGTGACGAGGGATTCGCGCGGCGAGACAGCGCAGGTGATCGGGTCTCGGTACCCGGTCGCGCTTGGAGGAGGACGCCACGGCGGTACCGGGATCTCGATGAATCTGATCGCCTGCTGGGAGTCCACGCGAGACGCTTTCGCGTCGATGATCGACGGCGGCGGAGTCCTATGTATACGAGGGGTTCTGCGGGACAAGTGGAAACTGCCCGAGGTCGGGTTCCTGAACGCGTCGTCGGCGAAGCTCTCGACGATCGACGAATACGGTGAACCCTGGTGGAGGGCGAGCTTGTCTGGTGAGCTTGTGCGCGGCCCGACGCGCCCGATTGTCTTCTCGGTGGTCACCTATGACGACGTCGACGCCGCTCTTGCTGCCGAGAATTTCACCTACGATTCGGCGGAGGATGCCACGCGTCCGGCGGAAATGACCTACACGGACGTCGATCGCCGGGGAGCGAGGTCTTTCGTATGAGACGGATTTCCGCGACGACGGAGGCGGCTATCGCTGGATCTCGCACTCGGGATGCGATGCGGGTTTCCCTGTGGCGTGGAGGCGAGCTTCTGCGGGACTCGCTGGAGGTATCCGATTGGAGCATCACGGATGATTCGACAAGGAAAATCCGTATGCAGGGTACCTTCACGATCGTTGATGAGGCCGGGGATTTGGCTCCGCGCCGCCTCGAGGATGCTCTTTCGGTCGCCGGGTCGCGGCTTCAGCTGACGTTCGTCGACTCGGCGGGCGAGGAGACGCCATACGCTTGGCTAACTGTTCAGGAGATCCGCCCGGACTCCAAATGGGTTCTGCGCCGGTCTCCGTCGGGGGTTACACGTTGGGTGAACGGCGGCGGCAAGGTGCAGGTCACCGCCGACGATCTCACGTCCGAGATCGACGCCGACAAGCTTCTCGCCCCGGAGTCCCCTCAGGGAACCACGTTTGCGCAGGAGATTCGGCGTCTAGCCCAGCCGCTCGGCGTCGTCATAGCCTACGGGCTGCCCGTCGACAATGTGGTCCCCCTTTCGACCGTGTACGAGAAGGAGCGGCTGGACGCGATCGTAGACCTCGCGAAAAACGTCGGCGCGGTCACCCGCATGCGACCCGAAGGCATCCTTGAGGTGATCTCCGACGACGTTCCCGCTCCTTCGTGGACGATCGAGGGCGGCGACGACGGGGTGCTCATTTCCGCCGCCGCCGGGCAGGTGAAAAACGAGCTCTACAATTGCGTGGTTGCCACGTCGTCATCCGGCGGGGAAAACCAATTTGTCGGACGCGCTTATATCGATTACGGGCCGCTTAAATGGGAAGGGCCGTTCGGCAGACGCCCGATGTTCTACTCGTCTCCGCTCATAAATTCGCCGGGCGAGGCCGAGTACGCGGCGCAAACGCACCTTCGGGATCTCCTCGCCGAGCGGACAATCGCCCTCACGATTGATTGCCTCCCACATCCGGGGCTTCAGTCCGGCGACGCCGTGAACGTGGTCCTCCCGGGCTCCTCGAAGCCTGTGGTCGCTCAGATAACGACGCTGCAATTTTCGGGAGGGAAAGAGGGCGTGAAAACCATGAAACTCACGGCTAAAGCGCCCGCGTCCGCGCTGGAGGGGATTCTGTGAGCGACCTAGCGAAAGCGATCATCGATTACGGCGTAGACGGGCAGGCGCGCTTCCAGATAGGGCAGGTGCGGGAGTCCGCCGACGGGCCGTACGTTACCGTACAGGGGTCTAGGATTGGCGCGCTGTGGGCCGAGGGCCTGTGCGCTACCGAAGGAGATTCTGTGCTCCTCGCTTTCATGCAGGAGGCGCAGGACCAGACGACGGCCGTCGCCTTGTGCAAAGTGAGTTCCGGCCCGCGCCCGTGCACGGGGGTTGTCAAGACGTTCTCGGCGGCGACGTCGATCGTCACGCTTGAGACAACGCGTGGCGACGTCGAGGCGATCTTCGCTGGCGGCGTCCCGTCGCAGGGCACGGCTGTGGCGATCCTGTGGGGCGGGCAGCGCCCGGTAGCCTTCGCTACACGGGAGGTCCCGGCAGTCAAGAGAGACGATATCGAAGAGATCCCGTCGCCGCCGGGCGCGCCTACAGTCGGAACGCTCAACGTCGCTGCCGCGTGGTCCGGCTCTTGGGACCAAGGGCGCGGCACATGGGATTCCGCCGTAGCCAACCCTTCTCAAGGCTCGTGGGCATCGTACGGGCCTTTCATCGGCGCTTGGTTTTACGGTGACGGCTTCGCGGCCGTTACCGGGACTCAGGTTACCGGGTGCAGGATACGGCTCGGCGCGCGACGTCGCCAGGGTCGGCACGGGGCTCTCGTGAATTTCCGGCTGCAACGACATGGGGACTCGTGGAGGTCCGGGCCGCCGCAGTTGTCAGGAGACGTCGCAACGGTCGCCGTCGCGCCGCACGCCTCGGCGCAGTGGCATGAGCTACCGGCGTCTATCGGGCAGGATCTCGCGAACTTCGGCGGGGGGATCGCCCTCGTCGGCTCGGACTACGCGGGAGTCGAGGGCGTCAGCCTCGACGCCGCGTCAGGACAAATTCAAATCGATTGGAGAAGATAAATGCCTTTCGAGCTAGCGACTCAGGCCCAGCTTCCGCTGGGCACTGAGCAGTTCATGTCCCGGGACCCGGCCCGCCTGGTGGGGATGACGGCGAATCAACTTCCGCGTTTTTCTTCGCGGAGCGACGCGCAGACATTCGTCGATTCCATGCGGACGCAGGGATTCCCGGCTACAGTTTCCCGCCCTCTCCTCGTTTACCGGACCGACATCGGACAGGTCGAAACGTACGACGGGAACACATGGGCAACGATCACGCCGGGGATCTCGGCGAAGGCGCAGACGACGTTCGTCGCACAATATTCCCGGTCGACGCTCAGCCTTTCCCGCGTCGGGAACCTCGTCTATTTCGGCGGTGTGATCACGTCGACGGCAGGAACAATCCAGGCGGGGTATTACACGGATATCGGTGTAATCCCCGGCGGATGGCGTCCTTCCGCCGCCGTGTACGGGGGCGGGTACGTCACGTCCCTTGCCAGGTTCGTGAACGGCGCTACACCGCCGTTCTATGCGGATTCCACCATGTGGATTCACACGGCGACCGGAAACGTAAACGTCCGCGTTCAGGCGGCGAGCTCTGATTTGCGCGTTTCCGCGCAGTGGATCATCTAGGAGTATGCGGTGAGTTTTTGGCTTGGCTGGGCGGTTCATAAGCCGCTCAAGATCAATTTCACGCCCAAGTCCCGGTCCCGGACGGACGGGATCATTCTCCACGTCGCCGCGAGTGAGGCGGCGTCGCTGCACGGCTGGTTTTCGAATCCGAAGGCTGCGGCGTCCTCGCACCTGTACGTGCGCCGGGACGGCACGGTCGAGCAGTACGTCGATCTTGATCAGATCTCGTGGGCGTCGGTACGCGGTGATCTTCGCTGTATCTCGGTGGAGACGCAGGGCGGCGCGACGGGCAGGTGGACTGAGCAGCAGGTCTCGGCTCTTGCTCGGATTGTGCGGGAGACGTCGGCGCGGTACGGCTATCCGCTGCGGACTATGGGTTCGTCGGCGGCGTCGGAGCGGGGCGTGGGTTGGCATGCGCTTGGTGTGCCCGCGTCGCGGTCGCAGAGGTCGGCTGGCGTGAGTCAGACCGGTGGTGAGCTGTGGTCTGGCGCGCCGGGGAAGGTTTGCCCGGGGGCTGAGCGTGTGCCTCAGATTCCGGGGATTGTGGAGCTCGCGCGGGGCGGGCTTCAGGAAGGAGAAGACGAATTGAATAGCGAGCAGGCGCGGCAGCTTCAGATTGCGGCTTCGGCGGCTGGGAAGCTTGATTACGCCCTCGATAATATTATTTTGCCGCTGTTGACGACGTTCAACGCCGCCAGGGTCGGCAACGAGAACACTCTGAACGCAATCCGTGAAGAGCTCAAAAACGCCAATCAGCTTTTAGCCGAGCTGGCGAAGAACGTCGGGGAGCTGATCAAGCATGCCGCGTGACCCGGCGGCGGCGATCGCGTGGGCTAAGGCGTGGAAGGGGTCTACGGCTTGGAGCGGGCGGTGTGAGTCTTTCGTCAGGCAGGCGCTCGACCTTGACAGTATCTACCCGTCGGCGAAGGTCGCGTGGGAAGCCGCTGGTGACAAGCATCCGGGGGATTTCTACCCGCCAGCCGGGGTGCCGGTGTTTTGGGCGCTGACGGGCAAGAACGCCAAGTATGGGCACGTAGCCCTTTCTCTTGGCGGCGGGATGGCGATCTCCTCGTCTGACGAACGAGGGCATCCGTTTGTCTCGGAAATTTCGATTCCTGAGTTCACGGATGAGACGGCACCGTTCCTTGGCTGGGCCGGTTTCTATCATGACGTTCAGCTGGATTACACGCGGGGGAATTCCTCGGTCGCGTCTGAGGGTGGAGAGGAGGTGGAGGAGTTGACTCCAGAGCAGGCAAAGCAACTGGTTCAGCTGGTGGAGCAGTCGAACCTTACGCTGCAATCCCTTGGGGACGTTGCGCAGCGCGCGTACGCCCTCGAGCAGAAGGTCAATCATATCGAACAGGTGGTCGATCACACGCTGACCGCCCTCGGGCAGACCGCACAGAACGCGTGGGGTGCGAATGAGCATTCCCGCGACGCCGTTCAGGCGCTTAACAACAAGTAAAAGAAAGGAAGCTCAATGAGCATTGACCAATTCACGGTGCCCGCTCTTGCGGGCGTCGTCGCCCCGTTCATTATCGCGGTCCTGAACCGCGTGGGCTGGTCCGCGAAGGCGAAGACCGCCGTCGCCGGGATCTTCTATGCCGTCGTCACGGCTGGAGTTCTTTTCGCCCAGTCCTACCCTGCCAAGTGGCAGGCGATCGCGGGCGTGCTCCTGACGGTGGCGATCGCCGGGCAAACCGCGTTCTCGGCGCTGAAGCCTTCCGGCATCCTTGACGGGATCGAGCGGGCGATCAACCCGGGCAAGAAGCCGGGGGATATCGAGCCGCGCACGCTGGGCGAGTGAGGCGACGCCGGGTGAGTCTCATGGAAAAACTGCTGGCGAATCCCGAGTTTATCGGCGGTATGGTCTCGCTTTTTTCTGGGATTGTGCTTTGGGGCGGGTTGCTGGTCCGCCGGGGACTCGCCCGGCTTCAAGCCTCGCATGAGGAGACGAAGGCGGACGTGGCCCGGGCGGCTACGGCCGCCGAGTCTGCCGCCGTCCAGGTGAACAACACGCACGCAACAAACTTGCGCGACGATCTTGACCGAGTGATTGCCGGACTGGAAAGAGTACAGTTCTCGATCGATGAATCGGACGCGAAAGATACCCAATGGCGCGAAGATCACGCGAAAAAGCATGACGAGGAACGGCGCGACCGTGCGGATCGCGACACGCGGAACGAAACCCAGATCGACATGCTGCGCCGCGACGTTCAGCAGCTCACGGAGCAGTCGGCGCGGGAGCATGAGCTCCTGCACCAGCGGATCAACCGCATAAAAGAAAAAGGCGGGCTGGACTAACCCGCGAGCGCCTGTTATGCTTTGGAGTGCACCAGATGGTGTTCTAGCTCCCGGCATGGCGGTGCGTGCTGTGCCGGGTTTATGCGACGGGACTAGGACCTGAAATCCTAGTACGTTGACTGCGAGGGGGGGGAGCCGTAAGGCCCCCCCTCTGCTTTTGTTTGTGGGCTTTTACCGGACGGGGATCATGAACTTAATCCCGCGTTTGTCCGAGTTGAACTTGACAAGCCCTTCCTGCTTGAGTCGGATAATGACAAGCCCGAAAAAGACGTTGGATGCTTTTTGCCAGTTGGTTGGGAGTTCCCAGAAGAGCCAGGATTGAAAGCTTGTGAGTCTTGCCCCTTTGGGGTTGATCCTTTTGACGTATTCGGTGATCTTGTCCCACATTTGGTCAAGAAGTTCGCCTGCGGTTGTGGTCTTTGTGGTTTCCATTTTGATCGGTTTCCTTTCTGTCTTGCTGGGAGGCTTTCTCCCTTGCTGACACTTCTAGTCTATAGGCTTGCAGCGCGTGCTGCAAGCCTATAGCTATGGCGTGCGTCACTTATAATCGTGGAGGCGGGCATACCCAGCCTCCACAGAGATCCCAGAAGCGCGCGAGCAGTCAGCGATCGATGCTCCACGGCTCCGATCAACGATCCGCCGCACGAGCGCCGACCACTCCGCCGGGCGATCAACGACGCCGACGAGCTTCGCGACGTCGGTCTCCGAAATGCCCTCCTCGCTTCGGAGTCCGGCCACCCATTTGCCGATGGTGAGTCGGTGGACGCCGGTCGCTTCGGCGATCTCCGTCGCCGTCCTCCCGCTCTGCCACGCACGCTGCACGCGCAGCGCGAGCTTGGCTTTGGCGTCGTCGGCGGCTTTCTGGGCGGCCTTGTAGGTCGCGGCGGCGTCCGCGAGCGCGGCAGCATCGCTCATTTAATGTTCTCCTTCCATTCGGCCCGGACGTTGACGTCGTGCATCGCTAGCCCGGTGATGATAGCCGCGACGACGGCGGAGTGCTCATAGAGCGTCTCGCCGTCGCCGTTGTCCGCAGCGTGCGCTTCGGGCGTGCGGTAGGCGTAGATGGTCACGCCCTCGCACGCGTCCTCGCCCTCTTCGAAGAGGAGTTCGAGCGTCCCGTCGATCCCGGACATTACCCGGTCGACGAACCTCCTCCACCATTCGGTGACGGACTCGGCAGCGTCGTCGGGGACGGGAACGCGGCCAGCCTCCCAATCGTTGAGCGTGTCCTTCGACACGCCGAGCCTGGCGGCGACGTGGCCTTTCGGGATGCCCATCGCCCTCCGCCGAAAGGCGAGCGTTGCACCGGTCATTTTGTGATTCCTTTCTGTAGTGCGGGGGAGCCCTAGGGCTCCCCCGCTTCCTTCGTTTTCAGCGCTTGAGGGCGGCGAGCTCGCGCTTCCTTGCCCGCTCGGACTGCCCCGAGCAGAGCTCCCAGTAGGTGGCGACGACGTTCCGTACGCCGTGCCGCCTTTCCAGCTGGGCTCGGGCGCGTCCGAGGATCAGGAGATCCCCGCCGTCGCCCATATCGATGTAGGTTCCGTCCTGACCCTCCCAGATCGCGTGTGAGTAGTTGGTGCCGGTCGCTTGGATTTGCCCGCCTTCGCCGACGATGACGACGCGGGTTTTCGCATACTCATCCCCGGCTTGCCGCTCAGCGAATCGGGCTTCAGCCCATTCCGTCAAAGGTCCCTCGAGGCCGGGGCATCCGCCGTGCGACCGCCACCAGGCTTCTACTTTCTCGGAAACGTAAGACATTGTTTTTCCTTTCTGCCCCCGCCTTTTCGAGCGGGGGCTTTCTGTCTGTCAGAATTCGATCTCGATCTGGGGGCCGCATTCTTCGCACCACCCGCTCTTGGGCAGCGGCAGTCCGCAGAAGTGGCAGTATTTCCTCTGCGGGGTGCGGCGGGGATCGCCAGAGACATCCGCGAACTTGTCGGCGATTTCCATCGCTTCCTCTTCGGTGGCGACTACCCATCCTTCTTGGATGGTGAATTCGTATTTCCCGCACTTGTCTGGTTCGACGGTGTGGCGGCGGACTCGGAATCCTTCACCTTCCTTGGTGATTGTGGCGTAGCCGTAGTTGTTCTTTTGGATCCTGAGGGTTGTTTCCAGGTTGTCGGTGATCATTTTGATCGGTTTCCTTTCTGTCTTGCTGGGAGGCTTTCTCCCTTGCTGACACTTCTAGTCTATAGGCGTGATGCGCGTACGTCAAACCCTTGTGGTGAAAAGTGGCGCACGTCACGTCGTTACGAAAAGCCCCAGCACTACCCCCACACTACCGCCAGCACAATCGTGTACCGCTTTCGTGCGGTTTGGCTAAAAGACTGGCTAAAAATGAGTAGTTTCGCAATCGTAGTGATAGAAGGAATGTTCGCTATGCGATTCCCGGGTGTGTGCCAAATTCGATGGGGCGGCAGACAGAACTTCCCGGCGTTATGGGAACCATCCAGGACATAAATCCATACGGTAGACTGAAGCCGCGCAGAACCGCGACATGCCGCCAAAAGATGCTCCTTTTGGCATTGCGAAACGCCGTGGTGATACGCTGAGGATACGCCCACAATGGCTAAAAAAATGGCTAAAAGAAAGGAAGCGAAATGGCAAGGCCCAAATACCAGCTGCCACACGGGGAGGGCAGCTTCTACCACCGCACAAGCGACGACCGATGGGTTGGCGTCCTCGAAGCCGGATGGACGGCTCGCGGCACCCGACGCCGCGTCACCGTCACCGACAAAGACAAAGCCCGCTGCTGGGACAAACTGACCGTCAAACGGAAGCAGATCGCGAAGGAAGGCGCAACCCCCGACGGCGTGCGCGCCGGGGCCACCGTCGCCTCATGGGCGACCGAATGGCTCAAACGCGGCGAGAAGACGATGAAACCTGCGACCTACAGGGCCTATTCGACGCTCGTCCGCATATGGATCGTTCCGACGCTCGGACGCCGCAAACTCGCCCAGCTCGGCCCGCAGGATTTGCGCACGCTGACGTCGACGATGGACGCCGCCGGGAAATCGACGACGACGCAGCGGCAGGCGCACACGCTGCTCACGAAGATCTTGCGGGACGCGATCGTCGAGGGACACCAGGTGCCCCAGAGGGCGCTCCTGGCGAAGGCCCCGCAGAACGCGGTCAACACTCGGAAGGCGATCCCGTTCGAGGACGCGATTCGGATCCTCGACGTCGTGCGCGCCCGCCCGGACGCCTCCCGATGGGTCGCCGCCCTGTTGCAGGGGCAGCGGCAGGGCGAAACGCTCGGCCTCACGTGGGAGTGCGTCGACCTCGACGCCGGGACGATCACCATCGCCTGGCAGCTGCAAAAGCTTCGTTACACGGATCGGGAGGCGGGGACGTTCCGCATCCCGGCAGGGTATGAGACTCGGCGGCTCCACGGGGCGTGGCATCTCGTCCGCCCCAAATCCCGGTCGGGCTGGCGGACGACGCCGATCGTTCCGTGGATGCGCGCCCAGCTTGAGGCGATCCGCCCGGCGGACGCTTCCGGGCTCGTCTGGCATCGCCCGGACGGACGCCCGCTCGACATCGAGGCGGACCAGCGCGAGTGGCGAGCGATCCAGGACGCCGCCGGGGTCCACAAGTCCGGCTCGGGCACACCTGAGGACTCATGGGTCTACTACGTTCTCCACGAAGCCCGTCACACGACGGCGACGCTTCTCCTCGCGGCGCACGTGGACCCTGAGGTGATCAAAGCGATTCTCGGGCACTCATCGATCGTGACCACCGCCGGTTATCAGCACGTCGACGTCGGCATGGCCCGGTCCGCGCTTGACGGGCTCGCGTCCCGGCTCGGACTCGAATAGAAAAGAACCCCCTCCCGATATGGGAGGGGGCTTTTTCTACTTGAGCGAGTTCACGCATTGCCTCGCCCATTGTCTACCGCCCGGGTAGACTTCCATGCGGACGCCCGGCGGGAAAAACCGGGACGATTTGATCTTGGTCGCGTGGACGCCCGCCGCGAGGTCGTCGACGTCGATATGGAGCTCCTGGTCTCCGCGCCGCCAGATGTGCGGCGCGAGGTCCGCGTCGACGTCGATCCCCTGCCGGTCGATTTCCGCCTCTATGAATTCGACGAGCGACTTGTACGGCGCGTAATCGTCGCGCCAGCCGTTCAGGTAGGCGGCGGCCTCGTCGGCGCGCTCCTCGTCGGTTTTCGACGACGGCTTCCCGTCGCCGAACTCCCACACAAGCTTGTCCGCGCCGTCGTCCCAGATGTTGACGTACCGGGACGCGACCCAGACTTGGTAGAGCCCAACATGCTCGGCGATTTGCGCCCCGGGCACGGCGTCGCGAATCTCGTTGGCAACCCATAAGGTTTCCATTTCAGTTTTCCTTTCTTGTCTGTGCGGGGGACTGTCCCCCTCGCTGACGTCTACAGTCTAGCAGTGTGGGCTTCACCCCTCAACTCCAAACGTGTGAACTACTGCACAACTTTAGGCTTGACGTGGTGGTTGCAAGCCCATAGACTAGAGGTGTCAGCACGGAGGGACAAGCCCTCCACCAAGACCCATAGGAAGGAAGTCAAATGGACTCCGTAATTCTCCCCCAGTACAACATCGTCTCTCCCTGCCGCACTCCGGCGGTGCGCGGCTACTGGTTCTCCGAGAGCCAGGAAGACCTCGACGCCCGCGAAGCCCGGCTCCGCGCCGGGAACTTCGTCCACCTACACAAGCGCGGCGAGCAGCCCCGCGACCTCGAACACTCCCCCTACCCCAAGCCTTGGGCTTGGGAAGCCCTCAAGGCGGCGGAGGCAGCAGAAGCCGCCGCACACGAGGCCGAGGACTGGATCTCCGACCTCGAAACCGCAGTCGGATGCGCGATCGCCGACGCCAAAGGCGTGGACCGGTCACGGGCGGACTGGTTCACGCCCAAGATCGAAATCGATCTCAATGGCCCGTACGGGATGCGGATGGTCTGGATCAAGTCTGATCTCGGACTGAAAGTCCGCACGTCGGCGGATAACCTGACCCTTTCTGAGGCCGTGCGCCTCACCGGGTACATCCAGGAGCGCCTGGACGGTTGGGAGCGCGAGATCCTTGGATCGTTCCCGGCGGACGCGCTCGGTCTCGCGGTGCCGTATGACGCCGCGCTCGGCGAAAAAGCAACCCACATCCTCCTCTACGCCGACGGGGAGTGCGTCGGGCACCTTCCGGCGACCGGCTCCTACGAGGAAAACCTGGCGGAGGCGCAGCGCGTCTACCGCGAGATAGAAGCCTCTTGGGCGATGGTCACGCCCAAGTACCCTCGCTCGCCGTGGTCGGCGGACTCGGCAGAGTCCCCGTGGACGCCGGACACGCCAGAGTCGGCGGAGTGACCTACCGCCCGGGGTTGGCGTAGTCGGGATCGTTCCCCGGCCCCGGGCCTATCCTCCCGCGCGACGGGCGCGCGGGAGACTGATTGAAAGGAAAACGAAAATGGATTACGTGAAAAACGACGCCCAATGGGCGATGATCACGCTCGGGATGATGATCCGAGTGGAGGGGATCGAGCCGGTCATGGAGAACCGGACGAAGATCCCGGCGAACCTCATTAGCTGCACTGAGCGTCTTTGTGGAGTGAAGATGACTCCTGAGCGGATCGCTCAGGCGGTCTCCTACGCGACCAAGCTCGCCGACGACGATCCCGTTGGTGACAAGATGCGGGAGGAGGCAGACGCCTACTCCAAGGCGTACAACGCCCAGAGGCAAGTCGACTTGCAATGGGCGGACGCCATTCGAAACGGGACCGTCTAGTAGCAAGTCGAAGCCCGCTCCTCGTGCGTGTGAGGGGCGGGCTTCTTTGTGCCCGAAGTGCGTGTTTCGGGCTGTTTTTAGGGTTTTCGCGGCGTAGAAGGAGAAGGGCGGTTGGTTTACGCGGTTCTCCACTCGGCGAGCTTGAGCACGTCGACGGGCGCGAGGTCGAGGGCTTTGCAGACGGATTGGAACTCGCCGACGGTCGCGGGCGATTCGAGGGAAAGGATGCGGCGGATTCGCCCGTGCGAGATCCCCGCGTAGTCGGCAAGGGCGCGCACGCTCATGCTGACGGCGCTCATGCGCCGCGTAAATTGACTGATTATATCCTCCTCTATAGGGGAGGTTTCTAGCCGCTTCGTTCCCATGCCCTCAGTGAATCATATCTGAGTCGGATACACAATGGGTTGCGTTACCCATATCAGATCTGATACACTTCTTCGCACACGGCGTGCTCAATTGAGCACACCACTCACCACCAGAAAGGAGGCTCGTAGATGAGCATAGCGAGCGAAATCCGCGCCGAAATGGCCCGGAAAAAGCTCACCGTCGCCGAGCTGGCGGACGGCGCGGGCATCTCCCGCGCGTCCCTCAGCCGCAAGCTCCACGAGCACACCGAGTTAACCCTCGCCGAGCTTGTGCGGATCGCGTACATCCTCGGCACCACCGCATCGGATCTCATGCGCCGGACCGAGATCGGGGAAGCCGCATGAAAGCTCGCGAGGAGGCCGCCGCTTACGCGGGCCGTGCCTGGCTCGAAATGGGCAGGCGTGACCGCCGCCGGGCTGTGAGGCTCATGCGCAGGATCCGCGCCAACAAGGCGGCTCGGCGGATTAGGCGGCTTAGTCCCGGGAGCAATGGGCCGTCGGCATCACTGCAATCCGCTCACTGGCGGCTCCTTGTGGAGTTCTTCGCCCTCATTGAAAAGAGCGAGCGGAGGCTCTACCCCGCCCGGGACGCGCGGGAAACAGCGGAAAAATGCTCAAGCATTTGCCGCACACAACTCGAAAACAAGAAAGGAAAACCGGAATGAAATACAGAGACAAGGCCGCCAGCGTCGCGGGCACCGTGTGGGACGAGCTGACGCCTGAAGAGCGGCGTCAAGCCATCCGGCTCACACGTCGCGCCGCGCACGCCAAGAGGGCGGGGAAGCTTGCCCTCAAACTTGGGGCGAGTAAGCGGGCCGTAAAAGCCGGTCTGCGCGGCGTTTCCGCGCTGATCGACCGACAGAAAATCTACCTCGCCGCCGCAAGGCGGGTAAAAGTCCGCGCTACGGCAGAGCTCGCCATCCTGCTCTTCCTAGAGGCTAAAAGACTCCGTGAGGAGGGCGAGCAGGATGCGTGAGACGCCGGAGGAGAAAAAGCGCATTGCGGAGAACCGCCGCCGTATGCGGCAAGTCGACGCCCAGATGGACGTCGTTCGCGCGAAGATAGCGCCGGACCTCGCCGAGCTGGACCGGCTCACCAACGTGAAGGGCGAGCTCGTCCGGGAGAACGCGCGCATCCAGTGCGCGGCCGCCGCCAGGATCGCACGCCGTATCAACGAGCGTGCGCTCGCGGCTAAAAACAACGCCCCCGCCGCCGGGGATGGCGACGAGGGCAGAAAGGAAAACGAAAATGGGAACTGAAGTGACCCGTTTTCAATATGAGGGTACCACGATTCGTACCCTCAACGTCGACGGCGAGCCGTGGTTCGTCGCTACCGACGTCGCCCAGATCCTCGGATACCGCGACGCTCACAACCTCGCTCGTCGCCTCGACGACGACGAGAAGGGTACTCACTCAGCGAGTACCCCTGGCGGCACTCAGGAGATCCTGATCATCTCTGAGTCCGGCCTGTACTCCGCGATCCTCGGCTCGAAAGTGCAATCCGCGAAGCCGTTCAAGCGGTGGATCACGCATGAGGTGGTCCCGCAGATCCGGCGGACGGGCGGTTACCAGTCCGCGCCGGAGTTGTCCGGGCCGGAGCTCATGGCGAAAGCCTTGCTGGAGGCGCAGGCTACACTCGAAGCCCGCGCCGAGCAGATCGCCGCCCTTGAGCAGAAGGCGGAGTACGTCGATTGCTTCGTGGTCTCCGACGACCTCCGCACGGTACGGAACGTCGCGAAGTCCCTCGGGATCCGCGAAAGCGTTCTCCGCCAGGCGCTCCTCGATCACGGCTGGATCTACGTCGAAAAACGGACGTACGGACCGGACGAGGACGGGATCTACCGGCTCCGCCGACGCTACTCGGCCTACGCCGACAAGACCAACTATTTCGTCCCGATCCCGGCGCATGAGGCCCCGAAATTCGGCGACGAAGTGGACCATACGCTCAAGGTCACACCTGCCGGTGCGGCGGCTATCGCCCGTGCTGCCCGCCGCTGGGGCTTGATCGACGACGACGCGGCGATCGAGGGGGTGGCGTCCTAATGCGCCCCGACGACGCCCTCATGTACCTGCTCGCTCACGTCACGAGCGAGCTCCAAGCCGCTCTCCTCCACACGGGAGATCACAAAAAAGCAGACCCGATCTTGTGGGCGCTGATCCGCGACGTCGAGGAAGTGATTTTTGGACGCCTCGAATCCGCCTATGGGAAAGGATTCGACCCGAGCGTGTACCTGGACGGAACACAGGTGTGGGTCACCGCGAAATCCGGGACGCTCAACCGGGCCGTGACCAGGATCCGCAAGCCCGGGGATCCGCAGGTGATCTCTGACGCCGAGAAGGCGTGGCTCGAAGGAAAGGATCTCGAAGGAAAATGACCACTACTCCCGCCGCTCCGCTTCTCATGACGGTTGCGGAATTCGCGAAGCTGCATGGGCTCAGCGAGTCGACGGTGCGCAAATGCATCGCGGGCGACTCGGAGTCCTACCCGCCTCTCTCGGCCAAGCGGGCCGGGAACGGGCGCATTTACATCACCACTGAGCAGGCCGCCGAATGGCGAGCCTCGTTCCAAGACGCATAAGGAAAACGAAATGAGCAAGTACATCATCACCTTTGGCCCGGATCACGCCGAGTTCTTCGATTTCGAGGACTACAGGTCCTACGCCGTGATCGTCGCCGACAACGCAGAGGAGGCGCGGAAGACTGCTTTCGCGACCTACGGTGACCGCTGGTGCAACCTGCACCCAGCGAACAAGGTCGATCTTTCCCGCTTCCCTGGCGGGCAGGTTTCCATCCTCGAGACCGTCGAGGAGGCGTGACCGTGGAAAAGTTCAGGATTGCTTTCGTCCCGCCGACGGCGCGGATGCCGTACACGGTCTCCCCTGACGGTTGGGTCGAGATCTGGGCCTCCTCGGAGGCTTACGCCCGGAAGATCGCCGAGAAGTGGTTCGGACCTGAGGGCTACTGGCACCTGCTCGGCCCGGACGCCGACGAGGCTACACACCCGCTGGGACGCGTCGGCTCCGCGTCGGCGTCGATGCTCGTGTGGGACGCTGCCGAGCGTGGCAGGCAGGTAGCCGCATGAAAATCGTCCTCTACCCCCTCGCCGGGGTTGCTGCGGCGACGTCGTTCGCCGTGCTGATCACTGCGGCCGCCGAGCAGGGCGGGCTGCTCGGGCTCGCCCTCGCGGCCGCGTCCGTCCTCACCCCCATTGCTATCGGCGGCGCGACAGCCGCCATCCTCGGAAAGGAAAACTGAAATGAATAAAGAAATCGAAGCGTTCGTGGACAAGTTTATCTTTCCCGTCGCGAACAAATTCGAGTGCGACGTGGAATACGCCGCACGGAACAAGGAAGTCCTGCCCAAAGAGGAAGTCGCGGGATTCCTGCGCCTATCCCTCATGCGCTCGATTGAGGATCTTTCAGCCACGCTGATCAGCTCGGGCGCACCGAAGGAATCGATCTCGGAAATCGTCAAGGGCTTCGCGAACGGGGGACGCGATTTCATTGAAAGTAAAGGGCTTCCGCCGGTGAAGCTTGACTCTTTCGGTATGGTTTTCGTCGTCAAAAAGGCGCGTGGAAAATGATCACCGCCGTGCAGACAACGCCCGACGGGAAGGTTGCGTTCCGGTTCGGAGCCGACGTTTTCCCGGTCACCAAGCGTGAGGCGGTGCGGCTCGCCGTCTCGGTTCTCTCCGCCGTCGGCGGCGTCCCCGAAGCCGAAAGCGACGCGCCAGACGGGATCCTGCTCACGTGGCTTCCCGGATGCTACCAGCAGATTGGCTGGCGCGACGCCGAGGAGCTGTACCACCAGATCGGCGACGCGATCTGGGACGACCAAGGTGACGCTGCATGACCGGCGATATTTTCAAAATGTATTTCCCGATCGAGGACGAGATGCGGGAGTCCGCCGACCTGATCCGCGAGGGGAAGCGCCGCGCGAAAGCCGACGCCAAAAGCCGTGGGCTCTCCCCCATCTCTGCTGTGGCGAAAGCTTTCATTAATCATGCCAAACGTTGGGTGGAGGTGACCATCCCGTGCAGGATCTCCGCACCTGACCTGTACGGAAAGGTGCTTAACGAAAAGCTCGAAAACGAAAAGGAGGGGTCTTCGTGACCAAGCATGCGCTGAGCGGCGTAGAAGGCGTCGTCGAAAACATGCCCGACCGCGTGTACCACGCGGACAAGACCACGCTCTCCTCCTCGGGGGCGAGGTCGATCCTCAAATCCCCGGCGCTCTTCCGTCACCAGCAGGACAATCCGGGCGCTTACAATCCCGTGTTCAACCTCGGGCACGCTGCCCACACGGCGATCCTCTCCGCCGGGGCGGATGTCCAACGGCTGGAATGGGATTCGTACCGGTCGAAGGACGCGCGCGCAGAGCGTGACTCACTCCTCGATGCGGGGATTACACCCCTGCTGCCGAAGGAATGGGAGCAGGTCGCCGACATGCATCTCGCGTGCCTCGACCATCCAGTGGTCGGCCCGCTGATCACGCGCACCGACCTCGTTCGCGAGGCAAGCCTGTTCTGGCAGGACGCCGCCACCGGCGTCCCCTGCCGGGCGCGCCCAGACCTCGCGACGGCGGACTGGTCACTCCTGATCGACTACAAAACGACCGTGGACGCGAGCCCCGCCGGATTCGCGAAGTCCCTCGGCAACTTCTGGTACCACTGCCAGCAAGCATGGTACATGGACGCTGTGAAGCACTTCACCGGGCGCGACCCGGCCTTCGTCTTCATCGCGCAAGAGAAAAATCCGCCCTACCTCGTCGGCGTCTACGTCGTGGACCAGACCGCGATCGAGCTCGCCGACGCAATGAACCGCAAAGCACGCCTCACATGGAGGCGCTGCACCGAGACCGACGACTGGCCCGGCTACACGCCCGAGCCGACCGTCGTCCCCCTACCAGTATGGTCAGAAAAGACCCTCACCGAGGAATACATCGACAATGAATAATCAAATCGTCCCGTCTGTTTCCGTCGCCCCGGTGGCCCGCGCCACCTCGCAGGCGACAACGATCGAGCAAACGCGCGCGATCGCCGACGTCCAAGCCGCCGCCCAAATGGCACGCGCCTTCCCCCGCGACGAAGCAGCCGCACTCGCCCGAGCCATCGAAGAATGCTCGAAAATCGAGCTCGCCGACAAGGCATTCTTCAACATCAAGAGGAAGGGCGGCGCGGTCACAGGCCCGACCGTCCACCTCGCCAAGCAACTCGCCCGCGCCTGGGGGAACATCACCTTCGGCTTGAAAGAGCTGCGCCGCGACGCCGGGCAATCGGAGATGATTGCCTTCGCGTGGGATCTCCAAGACAACATCCGCTCGGAGGCGACTTTCATCGTGGAACACCGACGTCCCGGCGACAAAGCCGAGACGCTGAAGTCGACGACGGCGATCCAAGAGAACAATACGAGCATGGGGGCACGCCGCCTCCGCGAGATGATCTTCGACGTCCTCCCGAAATCTTTCACCGAGCAGGCCATGGCGAAATGCCATGAAACGCAACAGAAGGGCGGCAGCGAGAAGACCGTCGCCGAGCGCCGCGCCGGAATGGTCGCCGCCTTCGAAGAGCTCGGCGTGTCCAAAAAGAGGCTCGAAGACAAGATAGGCGCGCCGTCCGCCGAATGGACACAGAAGGACATCGCCGATATGGCGATCGTCTACAACTCGATCAGGGAGGGCGAGGTCCGCGTCGACGAGGCCTTCCCCCGCACGCCGACTGTGACCGCCGCCGACCTCACCGGCGTCAACCCCAAAACCGGGGAGGTGACCGGCAAATGACCGCCCTCCTCGACCTCATCCCGCCCGTCGAAGACTGGCAGGAAGGCGCGCTCTGCCGCCAGATCGGCACCTACCTCTTCTTCCCAGAGAAAGGCAAGTCCGCCACCCCTGCACGGCGTGTCTGCGCCGAATGCCCCGTATTCGACGAATGCCGTAAATACACGGACCGCATCGAAACGAATATCCCGGACGTGAGCTTCATTCAAGGGATTTTCGCAGGGGAGACCCCGCAGGAACGCCTCGACCGCCGCCGCGTCGAAAGGGAGGATCTAGCCGCATGAAACCTTACTACAGCGAAGAGCTCGCCGACGTCTACCACGGCGACTGCATCGACGTCATGCGGGAGCTCCCAGACGGCAGCGTCGACGCCGTGGTCACTGATCCGCCCTACGGGATCCGTTTCATGGGCGAGTCATGGGACGGCGCGGATATCGTGAAGCGCCAAGAGCGGGGCAAGGAAACCTCTCCGATGCCCGCTGGCGTCGGCGGCCCCAACGGCGGCTACCGTTCCCTCGCCGCCGAAGCCGGACGGTATAATCGCTCCCTGAAAGCCTCCTTGGCGTTCATGGACTGGTCCAAGGAATGGGCGTCCGAGTGCTACCGGCTGCTCAAGCCGGGCGGGCATCTGCTTGCCTTCGGCTCCCCGCGCTGCTACCACCAGCTCGGCATGGGGATCGAGCTCGCCGGTTTCGAGATCCGGGATACGATCGCTTGGCTTTTCGCCCAGGGGTTCCCGAAGAGTCTCGACGTCGGAAAAGCCGTCGGCAAGAAAGAACGCGAGGCTGAGCGGACGTGGGCTGGCTGGGGGACGGCTCTCAAGCCTGCTTTCGAGCCGTGCGTGGTCGCCCGCAAGCCCATCGCAGGCTCGGTCGCAGACAACGTGCTCACGCACGGGACCGGCGCGCTCAACATCGACGCTACACGCGTAGCAATGTCCGACGCCGACGCCGCAATAATCGACGGCATGGGAGGCTTCGGCAAGCACAAGGTCGAAGCCGCCGTGTACGGAGAATACGGGCACACCGACTCGCACGCACACCCGGACGGCAGGTGGCCTACGAACGTCGCCCTCGACGGCGCGGCCGCCGACGCCCTAGACCAGCAATCAGGGGAACTCTCCGAAACGAAACCCCACAAATTCCGGCGCGGCGCGACCACCGGGAAAGGCATCGGCTACGGTTCCGGCTCCACCGGCGGGGACGCCGAGATCACCTATGAAGACAGCGGCGGGGCAAGCCGGTTTTTCCCGGTGTTCCGGTACGAGGCGAAAGCCTCCAGCGCCGAACGCCCGAAGGTCGGCGGCGTCCAGCACCCGACCGTGAAACCCCTTGACCTCATGCGCTGGCTCGTCCGCTTGATCGCCCCGCAAGGCGCGACCATCCTCGAGCCTTTCGCCGGGTCCGGCACCACCATCGAGGCGTGCATCGCCGAGGGCATGCGATGCATCGCAATCGAGCGTGAGGAGCAGTACCTCCCGCTCATACTCGACCGCATCTCCAAACCGATCGACGTTCCCCTGCCGATCGGAATCTGAAAGGAAAACAAATGGGAAAGCCGATGAAACTCTACCTATCCGGCCCCATGACGGGACGCCCCAACTACAACAGGGAAGCGTTCTACGAGGCTGAAGAAAAGCTTCGCGACTGCGGGTACGACGTCGTGAACCCCGCTCGGGCCGAGTTCGGCCCCGACGCTGACTGGATCACCTACATGCGTGCGGCGATGAGGCAGATCGCCGACGTCGACGCGATAGCCCAGCTCGACGGCTGGACAGAATCGCACGGCGCACGCCTCGAAGCCTCATGGGCCGCATCCCTCGGCATCCCCGCCGAAGACGCCGACACGTGGACATGGAAGTGGTGAATAATGCGTACCTCTGTCTCGATTCGGAAGTGTAAGTTGCCGCCCGTCAAGTTTGAGCTGCAATCTTACGACCCGATGCTGCCGCCTGAATGCCTATACGTGGAGGACCCATACACGGGCGCATTCGTGGATTCCCGATGGGTATCTACCAGGATGATCACGTGCGCGTTCTGCGGGCGAAGATTCTACCTCGGGTACGACAAACCGGGAGGGAAAACCAGGTATAGCTGCCCCAATTGCGGCGCAGTCTTCATCCCACTTGCACACCGCTTTGTGCACAAACGCCCGCTCGAAAACAAGAAAGGAGCCCCGCGCCATGTCTCGAAATCGTCAGTCCGCTAAGAAGGCAGGCTCCAGCTTCGAACGTCTTGTCGCGGACTATCTACGTGACGCCCTAGGGGACGACCGGATCGACCGGCGTCCCCGCCACGGGGGCGAAAGACCGCGGCGACGTCGGCGGCGTCCAGCACATGGGCGGACGCCTCGTCTTCGAATGCAAAAACACCACCCGGATCGAACTCGCCCGCTGGCTCGCCGAAGCCGAGACCGAGCGTGGAAACGACGACGCCCTGGCAGGGATCGTCGTCCACAAACGACGCGGCAAAACCGCACCGGAAGAACAATACGTGACCATGCGGCTCGGCGACCTCGCCGCCCTACTCACAGGAGACAGAGACAATGCCTAAATGCGACTACTGCGGGATCCAAGACGACATGTGCGTGGAGGACGCCGACGGGACGTTCTGCATCTACTGCCGCACCCTCGCCCTAGAAATGCGGGGATACAACGTCCCCATGCCCGACGTCGAGGATATGCACCGGTACGCGGAGAACTGGCAAGGCGAACCGAACTATTCGGGGATCCGCTGCGCCGCATTCCTCCGCCGCCGGGAAAACACGGGGAGGCGCTGACCATGCCCATCAACGTAATCACCCCGCACGGCTGGCTCGGGAACCTCGAGCGCGACACCGTAGCACGGGAGTGCGGATTCTGCGGCGAGGAAATCCCTCCCCGCGCGTGGATGACCGTCTCCCGACGCCAGCCCGACGACGGGCAATACAGGAAACCGCTGCGGGTGTGCATCGCATGCTCGGACGTGATCGCCTGGGCAGGCGAAGCCGGATGGGAGGAAGACGGGATCGTCGACCCGGAGATCGCCGACGGCTGGGCGCACTCCGTGCTCACACACCCCGTCACGCACCAGCACTATCGCTCACACTCGGCGGCCCACGCATACAAGGAGCGCCGCGCCGAGAAAGCCGACAAAGAATGGAAGTCCAACCATGACGATTCTTGATTCTTGGCGACGCAAGTCGAGAGGGAAGGTACGGTGCTCGCTCTGCGGGACTACCATTTCGAAAGGAGTGGAGTACCTCGTCCAAAAAACCGTCGACGCCGGAACCCTCTGGGAGGACAAAACCTGCCCGGAATGCGAGGAGGCCCTCGCCCTCTACTGGCGTCGCAACCAGGACTACTACTTCTCCTGGGACGACTTCGAGAACGCGCACGTAGAGGAGGACTTCTATGACGTTCTTCAGCACCCATCCCCGGATCTCACGGTCCGGGACGCCCGGATCATGTGCGCCTACCTCGCACGCATCGGAACGGAGGAATATCGATGACTAGGCCGTACGCGAAGATCGACGTGCTGTGGGCTCAGTCTCCGAAATGGTTCGCCGTGGACGCCTACCTGAGAGAAGCTTTCCAGTCCGCCATGCCCGGCGCGACCAAAGCCGAAATGCAAACAGCAATGCAACTTGCATTGCAGAATGCAATGCACCTGCATTTGGTGAGCATCCTCTACAGCGCCCAAAACATGACCGACGGCACATTCCCGGTCGCGGCAGTCAAAGGCATAGGAAGGTGTGTATACGAGGAATCCGTAGACGCACTATTCCATAGCGGACTCTGGGAGAACCTTCCCGGCGGACTGGCGCAAGTACACGACTATCTCGACTATCAGACATCCGCGAAAGCCCGGAAAGAAGCCTCCGAGCGAGGCAGAAAAAAGGCTGAAAGCAGATGGTCTCAAAAAAACTCCGATGCAGACTGCAATGCAAACAGCAATGCAAACTGCAATGGTAAGAATAAGAATAAGAATATATATGTAGTAGATACTGACGTATCTACTACGTTAAACGTTCAGGATTCGCCTTCGGAGCCGAAACCAGCCGAGACGCCCACACCCGATCCCGAGCCCGAACCACGCCCCGACGTCGACGCCGTGATCGACGCCTTCCAGGCATCCCTCACCGCCCGAGGCGTCAAACGCGGGCGGGTCACCAAGGCCTGGCGGGAAGCAGCCCGGCTCATGCTCGACCGCGACGGGCGCACCGTCCCCGAGATCCAGGCCCTCTGCGAGTGGCTCGTCGAGGATGACTTCTGGCGCAAAAACGTGCTCGCCCTGCCGAAACTGCGCCAGCGCTACGACCAGCTCCGCCTCGCCATGGAGTCCCCCCGGCGTCGCGCCGACGGGACAACAGCGCTCATGTCCCGAGGGCAACGCGCCGCCCTCGCAGACTTCCAGCGCTCCCGCGCCGAACGCCTCGCCCGCGAAGCCACCGCCCCCACACAGCTGCTACTCGGCCCCGCAGGAGGCGACGCCGCGTGAGCATCCTTGATCGCATCTGCACGCAAGCCGCCGCCGCCGGTATCGACCCGACCGCGCCGATCGACGCCGAGGGTATGAGCGTGATCCTCACGAAAGCCGAAAACCTCGGGCTTCTCGTCTACCGGCCGGGCATGCACGAGGACTGGCTGGACTCGCTCAAGCTGTGGGTCCACGAGCACCACGAGGCCCCGTGGACCTTCCAGGCAGTCGCGGCCGCCGTCCTCCAGCTCAGCGTCGACGCCGAGCAAGGATTCATCCGGCCCCGGCAGCTGTGGACCGCCGTCTCCGCCTGGCAGCGCCGCAACCTCAAGCAGGCGCTCAAGGGCTCCCACGGCCCCGAGATCCCGCCCGAGCTCGGCGGCAACGTCAGGGCCGAGCTCGCCTACCGGCAAGCCTGGACCCGCGCCGCCGCCACCACCGGCAACCGCGACCAAGCCACCACCAAAGCCCGCCAGCACGCCGGGCTTCCCGCCACCGCCCCCCAGCTTCAAACCGCACCGGCACCCGCCGGAATCACCACCCGCCTAGCCGACCTAGGCACCAACCTCACGAAGGAGAACCACTCATGACCGCGACCGTCACCGTCACCGGCAACGTCGGGCAAGACCCCGAAATCCGGTACACGCAGACCGGCAAGGCCGTGTGCACGCTCAGCGTCGCCGCAACGCCCCGCAAGCAAACCCCGGCCGGGGACTGGGACGACGACGGCGAGCCCTTATGGATCCGCGCCGACTTTTGGGAGCGCGACGCCGAGACCGTCGCCGACGCCGTGCGCCGAGGCGATCGGATCACCCTCGCCGGGACCCTCGCCCTCGACGCCTGGCAGGGCACCGACGGGCAGCGCCGGGAAACCCTCGCCCTCCGCCGAGCGAAGTTCCTCGGCATCGTCCCCCGCCCCGGAAACGCCCCTCAGGCTTCGCAGGAGCCGTTCTCAGCCACGAACAGGCCCGGAGGGTACCCCGGTGCCAACAGCGCCGGGAACGCCCCTCAGAACGCCGCACAGGCGTTGCCCGGCGAATGGGGACAACCCAGCCCCCGAGGCTACGACCAGTCCAAAGCCCCGTTCTAAGCAACTACAGGGACTCACAAGACAAAACTTTTCCAACCCAAGCTAGGAGACCAGAATGACCACATCCACCTCGAAACCCACAGCTGAGCGCAACGAAGAGACCCGTAGCGTGGACGTGAGCGGCGACGAGTACGCCGCAAGCGGCCCCTACGAGCGCGAGACCGTGATCACCACCAGCGACGGCGACGAACTCGTCACCATCGAAACCTGGCAGCGCGGCTACCTCGGCAAACTCCGCCGCGACCACCGCTTCACCGAAAAACCCGGCGGAACCGACGCCCACGGCGTCTTCACCATCCCCCGCAACCGCTGGACCCCGACCGGCGGCGCGAAACGCTCCGTCAAACTCACCGAGGAACAAAAAGCCCGGGTGGCAGAGCGACTGAAATCCGCACGAGCCAAACTCCCCACCTCCGACACTGACAACTAACCCAACCCGAAAGGAAAACTACAATGGAATACACGACCCCCATTCCTTCCAGCCCGAGAGGAGCCGTGAAATGAAACTCGCGAACGGAGACGTCGCCACACCACTACCCGAAAGCCGGTGCATCGCCTGCGATACCCGCAATTGCGTGATGGTCGACAAAATCATCTCCGGCTTCCCCGACGCCGCCGTATCCGGGCACGGCGCAATCCCAGCCCACACGGAGACATTCATCCGCTGCCTCGACTGCGGCGAGGAAGAGCCCCTCCGACTCCACCTGAAAGGACCCGAGAAGTGAAGATCTCCGAGCTTATAAAAGCCCTCCAAGCACTGAAACGTAAGCACGGCGACCAAACCGTCTACTACATAACCCACGATCAAGGAGGCGTAGTGCTAGAGGAAGTTTGGCCCGCCTCGATCGAAATGATTACCTCCCGCACGCGCATTGCCAAAGGCAAGCAAGGCGTGATCATCGGCGACGCCGGGATGCCCTGCTAACCACTACCAAAACGAAAGAAGGAACCTAGAAATGACTACCAGCAAGCAAGTTAAAGACTGGCTTCAGCTCACAATCGATCGGCGGGCAGGCAGAACCAGCCCACAGCAAGAAGCCGAAGAAGCGTGCGCTCTCCAAGCAATCGACATCGTATCTAGGTACGAGACGCTCACGCATCGGCTGAGTAAAATCTGGACCCCCGACAAGACCCCGCCGACGGTCAGCATTGACCCACTCCTCTACGACGAAGCCCTGATCAAGGTCGCCAAATTGCAACACGATTACCCGCACGAAATGGAGGAAGACCGATGATCACGATCGACGAGGTGCGCGCCGAGCTCCGCCGCGCCGTCGAATACGGGGAAAGCCTGAGGGCAATAAGCCCCGAGCACGATCGAGCCCTCGCATGCGCCAGGCGCGCCCTCGAAATCGTCGACGAATACGATCAGCTAGTCCGCCGCCTTATGGATATTGACCTTCCAGCGACCGGACCAGGCACCGTCTACGACTTCGTCGACGACGCAAGCGCAATCGAAGCGGTAGCCGACCTCCAAAGGGACTACCGGTGGAAACCGTAATCCCTCCCATATGGGACTGCCCAGCCTGCACCAAATGTGCAGGCTGCGGCCAGCCCGTCACACTCACGTGGACCCAATCATGTGTGGAACAATTAATATACCACTATGACTGCTACCAAGCAGCAAAGAAAGGAAAACAACAATGAAATACCAAGCCAACCTCCCAGAAGAACCCGACGGGCCACTATGGGACCAAGACGGAAGAAAATACGTCAGAACAGGCCAGGAACGAACATCCGCCCCAAACGAATGCGGACTATGGGAATTAGCCGCCGCTAAAGGAGAAAAACCCTACTACACCTGGGCAGAACTCCTCGCAAAAGTCGAATACCTCCAAGACAACGCCGAAGCAGTTAAAAACTGGCAGAACGCCAAAACCGGCGGGTTCTATTGGGTCGAAGGGAAAGAAGGCGGATTCCTACGCGACGTGAAAGGCGTCGCCATCGCCACCAAAGCCCAAACCCTCCGCGTCCCCTCCACTCGTGACATCTTCGACGACGGCATACTCGGCGAAGACGACCAAGACAACTTCTATGAAGTAACTCCCGTGCTCGCCGTCCCCGCTGACGACCTCATCGAGCTATTCTCCACCGACGAAGAACCGACAATCGACCACCTCCAAGCCAAAATATACGACTGGCTAGAAAACCACCCACAAATCCACTGGGAGGAACGCACCAAATGAAACTATCAAACCTCATCGACCGGCTCCAGAAGGATCTCGACGAACGAGGAGACGTCACCGTCGCCATCCAAAGCGAAGCCAACCCGACGATGCTCGTCACCGAGCGCCTCGACACAGTACCGGTCACCAACAAACACACCGGAAGGAAACGACTCATCATCGTATCCGACCCGGACTGGCGGATACCCGACGACGACAAGAAGGAGGAAAGCTAATGGCCGCCTGGCTCATAGGCGGAGCAATAGTCGCCCTCCTACTCGCCGCAGCAACCCACGACGAAACCAACGGGGACTCCACCCCCTTCTTCATCTGGGCATACATCGTCTACGCGTGCGGAGTAGGGATCGTCTTCTGCGACACCCCAGACAAGGACGTGACCCGCGACTGCACTATCCACAAGGAAATTCGCGACACCGCCTACTGCGACGGCGTCGTCTACGAGAAAGGAAACAAATGACGGCACAAATACCTAACTTCGACATCGAAGAACCAGACGGCGAAGAAATGAAAGCCTTCGCCGACCGGATAGCAAAACACCGAAACCCCGGATGCCAAGCTGCATCCTACGTCTTCCTAGTCGATGCTGAATGGATCGACGCCGACGGCGACTCCTGCCACGAAATCGTTGCCGCCAGAGGCGGCTCGCCATATGCGTGCCAAGGCCTCGCCCACGACTACCTCCGCACACCACGCGAGGACGAAGACTAAACCACAGACCGGCATGATCCATCTCGTACCAGTCGGGGAAGCGCACCTGCACAGCAAACAAGAATGCAGGTGCGCCCCCACCATCACGCAACGCACCAACGACAGAGGCGACTACCCCGTCGCCCACCACCACCAACTGAAAGACCCACACACATGGAAAACCCCACACCAACCACCCGAGAACTCCTCCACCAAATCACCCAAATGGAACGAGCCCTCCCCGACGCCGTAACCTCAATCCTCGACCTCCACGCAATCCCCATCAACAGCGGCGGAGGAGGGCACGGAGGCGGCAACGACGGGACCCCCGACCCGGTAGGATCCATCGTCCACCAGGCAATCCAGACGCGAGGGATCCTCACACCACTAGACGACCTCACCGTCGAATGGGCCGTCACCAAAGGCGAGAAGCCGAAAGGCCCCGCCTCCGTCTACCTCGCCTCCCGCCTCGACTGGGCCAAGAAACAATGGCCCGGCTACGACGTCGCCGAGCAAATCATCCGCGACGTGCACGCACGCCTCGCCAAAATCACCGGATGGTCCGCCGACGTCGGCGACCGCCACTGCCCCTACTGCAACCGCGCCCTAACCCGCCAACCCGACGACAACGGACTACCCGACGTGTGGACCTGCACCCGATGCGACCGAGCCTGGCTCATCACCACAGAACACGACGGGCTACTGGACACGCAGCGAGCCATGCTCGCAGAACAAGACGTGTGGGTCAGCAAAACCGAGGCGGCGCAGATCCTCGACATCACCCCACACCGCATCGCCGTGTGGGTCAACAGGGGAAAGATCAAGGTGAAGCAAGGGAAGATCAACCTGAAAGAATGCTCTGCACTCTTACGGGAAGACGCACCCGCCGCAGCTTGACTAACAACGTCATAGTGTGAGACACTTTAACCGAACAACTGTACCCGTCGGGCATAAGTCCCTCTGGCGGGTACACTTGTATAAAGGCGTCGCAGTTGGGGACACACACAATCGGAACCGGCGCTACTGGTCCCCAAACTGCGGCGCAAAACACGCAAACAGGGTACAATCAACCCATGCGAAACCTCACCAAACTAGCCGCGGCACTGGCAGCGCTCGCCCTCGCAAGCGCATGCGGCACACAAGAAAGCCAGACCACATCCACACCCGAAACAGACGGCGACGTCATAGCCACACAGCAAGCAGACGTCGCCCACAAAATCGGCGAAACCCACACCTACAAAGACGGACTCGCAGTCACCGTCGAAAAGATCGAGCCCATCCAAAACACCGAGCTCGACACAACCAAAGACGGGACACCCGTCCTCATCACCATCACCGTGCGCAACGGCAGCAAGAAGGTAGTGGACACCGCCACCTTCAGCGAATGGATCACCAGCGGCGGCGTCGAAGCCACCACCTGGACAGACCCAGACATCGGAGCGCAAGACCCAAGCTCAGACCTACTACCCGGCAAGGCAATCACCTACCGGGTAGCCGCCCTCGTACAAAACCCCAACGGGATCCAAATAGACTGGGGATGCGTCAGCATAGACCACCCCCACTCACACTGGACCACCCCCTAACCCAAACACCACACCCCACCCCACACAACACGGCCCCCTCCCACACAAACGGCAGGGGGCCACATCATGCACCACCCACCCCTCACACAACACGCACCCCACACCAACAGCGCAAGCCACACCACACACCCACAAACACGCAGGCACACATCACATGGCAACATCACGAACAAGCCTCGCCTCACACAGACAATGGAGACTCGCAGTCCTAACACGCGACAGAAACGCAGGCATCACACGCTGCCCAATCTGCGGAGTCAACATGGACTACGACCACAGCCGCACACCAAGGTCCGCCGAGCCCGACCACCTACTACCATGGGCACACGGAGGACGCAACACCCTAGACAATGGTAGGACCATTTGCCGCCGATGCAATCAATCACGCGGAAAAGGAAACACTCGAAAAGCAAAACGAAACGAAACAAAAAAAACAACAAACTTAATAAAATGGTGAACACAAACACCACACACACAACACAAAACAAACACACAAACCACCAAACAACACAGCGTGCACACACCACACACACCACGCCACACTACCACCCACCCCACAAACCAAAAACCCCGGCACCCCAGCCCCACAAAACAACAGGCAGGGGCACCACCCCCTCCCCCTCCCACAAACCGCATACCCGAAGGCATAGTGCGGTCTCTCCCCAGACTTTTTTCTACCACACCATAAACCACAGGAGGTGCCATGGCAGCTACGTTACGGGCCGTGAATGGGCCGAAGAAGAAGGCACCCGCGAAGAAGAAGGCGGCTTCGCCGCGTTCGGTTTCGTCTGCTGCTAAGGGCGGGTCGCAGCGTGAGCTTTTGGAGGCGATGCGTGATCGGATTGCGAAGACGTTGGATTCGCCGGAGACGCCGCCTCGGGATCTTGCCTCGCTGTCGAAGCGTCTGATTGAGATCACGAAGGAGCTTGAGTCTTTCCGGTCGGCTGAGGAGAAGGAGATGGACGACGATGGCGAAGTCTCCGACGACGAGGCGTGGGAGGGCATCTGATTCTGAGCCGAAGCTGACCGACGTCGCTCGGCATGTGATCCTCCCGGAGGGGATTGTTTCGACTGGCTGGCCGCCCGTGAGGAAGCGGCTTGCGGATATGGGTGCGACTTTTGACCGCTGGCAGAACGACCTGGGGCGTTGTTTCTTGGCGAAGCGTGAAAGCGGCTTGTACGCGTCGGGGATTGACGGTATTAACATGTCTATTCCACGGCAGGCCGGTAAAACGTTCGTGGTCGGGCGGATTGCTTTTGCTCTTTGCTCGCTGACGCCTGGTTTGCTTGGCTTGTGGACGGCGCACCGTACGCGGACGGCGGATGAAACGTTTCGGGAGATGCAGGGGATCGCTGCGCTTCCTGAGGTTGATCCGTATATTGACGGAGTGCGCGCGGCTAACGGGCAGCAAGAGATTCGGTTCAATAATGGGTCGCGTATTCTTTTTGGGGCGCGCGAGTCGGGTTTTGGGCGTGGTTTCAGCAAGGTTGCGTTGCTGATTTTCGATGAGGCGCAGATTCTCGGTTTGAAGGCGCTCGAGGATATGGTTCCATCGACTAATGCTGCTGCGAATCCGCTGATTTTCAAGATTGGCACGCCGCCGCGTCCGGTTGATCCGGGCGAGGCTTTCGGTCAGGCGCGAAAGGAAGCGCTCGCGGGTGAGCTTCGCGACGGCATGTACGTGGAGTTCTCGGCTGACCGGAACGGCGACCCGGAGGATCGGGAGCAGTGGCGGAAGGCTAATCCTTCGTACCCGAAGCGCGTGAACGAAGCCGCAATGTTGCGAATGAAAAGGCATTTGGGGCCGGAATCGTTTAGGCGTGAGGGCCTGGGCATCTGGGATGAGACGGGGATCGGTTCTCGTGCGATCTCGGAGGTTGATTGGGAGTCGGCGTCGGTGCGTGAGGCTCCGTCGGATGGTGTGCGCTCGCTGGCGGTGGCGTTCTCGAAGGATGGGGAGCGTCAGGCGGTTGCTGGCGCGCTCAAGCACGACGACGGGTTCCATGTTGAGCTTGTCGGCGCGCATTCCGGCCCTACTGATCTGACCATCGCTTCACTTGCTGACTGGCTGGCTGAGCGGTGGCAGAACATCTCAATGATCGCGATCTGCGGGAAGGCGGCGTCGGCGTCGCTTGAGCAGGAGCTCTTGGACCGCAAGGTCCCGCGCCGCATGGTCCACGTCATGACTACCGCCGAGTATTTCGCTGCTTGCCAGTGGATGATCGACGGGACGGAAGACGGGTCGGTCACGCATCCGGCGGCTGACGCTGGCGATGCCCTCGAGGAATCGGTGGCGTGCACCGACAAAGCGTTCCGTGGAAAAGACGGCTCGTGGGGCTGGGTCGCAACCACGGAACTTGGGGATGAAACCCCTCTAGAAGCTGTAAGCGCCGCCTTGTGGGCGGCTCGGACCTCTAAGCGGGTCCCCGGACGGAAAGCGAGGGCGTTCTCGTGACGTTTGCATTTGCGGGCGAACCGGCGATCGCGCCGATGCTTTTCGGCCCGCCTCAGGTGCAGGGGATGGACGTGTCCACGCAAAACCAGCTGGACAAGCTGGTGCACCATTGGGCGCTGAAACATCCCCGTAACCTCATGCGCCAGGCGTATATGGACGCCAAGGTCCTAGTGAAGAACATTGGGATCGCGGTCTCTGACGACATGGCGAAAGACATCGAGTCGGTGTGCGGCTGGCCTGAGAAAGCCGTGTATGCACTGGCGAATATGTGCATGTGGGACGGCGTAACCTCACCTGACGGGGCAGAAAACCCGTTCGAGGTGCAGCACATCCTTGACGACAATCGTTTCGACGTCGAGCTCCCGCAGGCGATCGTCTCGTCCATGGCGAAGGCAGTTGTTTTCGAGTCGGTGACGCCCGGCGACGTCGCGTCGGGGGAGCCACCGGTGATCATCATGTCTCACTCGGCGGACTGGGCGTCCGCCTTGTGGGATAGGCGTCGACGCGCCGTTTCTGCCGCGATGCTGATCAACGACGCTGACGACCTTGGGCGGCCTACCGTGCTGACGGTGCTCACGCCGACGGAGGCGGTTGTGTGCGAGACGCACGGCGGCGGATGGTTCGTCTCCGACGTGCGTAAGCATGGTCTCCATCGGGTTCCGGTGGAGGCGCTGCCTTTCCGGCCTTCGCTTGAGCGCCCGTTCGGCAGGTCGAGGCTTTCGCGGCCTATTTTGTCGATCACGGATCGGGCGATCCGGGCGGCGCTGCGCATGGACATTTCGTCCGAGCTTTTCACGGTACCCGGCCTGTTGCTGAACGGGATCACCGAGGAGCAATGGGAGGAAGTCTCCAAGTGGAAGTGGCGTATTGGCGCGGTTAAGGGCCTTTCTCGTGACGAGCAGGGCGACGTCGCCAACGTGAACACGCTTCCGCAGGTCGCACCGACGCCGCATGTGGAGCAGCTGCGGGAGCTGGCGGCTGAATTCGCTGGCGTCGCGTCGATTCCGCTTTCCTCGCTCGGTATCGTGCAGGATAACCCGGCGTCGGCGGACGCGATTTACGCGGCGAAAGAGGAGCTCGTGATCGAGGCTCACAACGCGAATATTGTGTACGGGTATGCCCTGAATCGCATTTACCAGAATGCGATCATGATTCGTGACGGCTTGTCGGAGATGAGCGAGGAGCTGCGGAATCTTGCTACTCGCTGGAGGAATCCGGCTATGCCGTCGATCGTTTCGCAGTCGGACGCGATGGTCAAGCAGATCTCGGCGATTCCCGAGCTTGCGGAGACCGACGTCGCCCTTGAGGAGATGGGGTACACGGCTGAGCAGATCATGCGGATTCGCTCGCAGATCAGGCGTGCGAAGGCGTCCGAGTCAATGCTTACACGCCTTGCCCAGCCTCAGCAGGAGGCGGCTCCTGGCGACGACGAGCAAAAGGATCAGGCGGGGAACCCCGCCGAGAAGCCCGGCGACGTGAGGCCGCCCAATGACAACGCGTGAGGACCTGAACAGGTATTCGCGTGCTGCTGCGCGTATTTCCAATGCTGCGTGGGCGGATCTCGAAGCCTTCTTTTCCGGTCTTGACTTGTCGAGGCCGGAATGGGCTCGGGACGAGCTGATCGAGTTCCTGCCACGGCTGACGTACACGTACGGCGAGGCGACGGCGACAGCGGCCGCCGAATGGTTCGAGGAGCTTCGGACCGGCGCGGTCGGCGGGACGTATAGCGCGATCCTGGCTGATCCGATGGACGAGGCTCGGATCGTCGGCGAAGTCCGGTACGCTGCGGGTCATCTGTTCACGGATAATCCACAGAAGACGCTCGCGCTTCTGTCCGGGGCTACACAAAAGTACGTGCAGTACATGGGGCGTGCGACCGTCGCCAGGAATGCTGAACATGACCCACGTAAGCCGCGTTTCGCCCGCGTGCCTTCGGGCGCGAAGACGTGCGCCTGGTGCACGATGCTCGCTTCTCGCGGGTGGGTTTACCACTCAAAGGAACTTGCTGGCGAGCGCGGGCACGAGTTCCACGACTACTGCGATTGCCAGATCGCCCCGGAATGGGAACGGGATATTCACCACATCTCCGGGTATGACCCTGACGCCATGTACGACAAGTATTTGGCTGCCCGGCGCGACGTCAAGAAGGCGGGCGAGTCAGCTACAGAAGAGAATATCGCGGCGGCTTTGCGTCGCCGCTTCCCGAATGATTTTACGGACGGCGTGCACGATGACGCCTCCGTTACCGGCTAACGCCAAAAACCTATTTTCTACAGCCCGTCGGTGCGACGCCGATGGGTTCTCAGCCGTGCGATGCGGCAACCATCGAAAGGAAAAATCCCCATGAAGATCACGAACTCCACCGTTGCCGCCGGGCAAGACGAAAAGAAGCCCGAGCAGCCAGAGGAAGGCGAGGCGCAGACCGGCGCTGCCGTCGACGGCGAGGGCACGAAGCCCGCCGCTGACGAGAAGCTCGGTGAAGCTGGACTGAACGCGCTTATACGTGAGCGTGAGAATGCTCGCGAGGCTGAAAAGCGTGCGAAGGCTGCGGAGGCTCGGCTGCGCGAGCTTGAGGACGCCGGGAAGACCGACGCTGAGAAGCGGGAGGAGGCGCTTAAGCAGGCGCTCGCTGAGAAGGCGGCGCTGAAGGCTCTGAATGACCGGCTGACGGTCGCCAGTATGACTGGTGTTCCGGTTGAGCTGCTTGCTGGCCCTGGTGAGGATCTCGACGCGTACGCGAAAGCGCTGAAGGAATGGCGCGGCGCTGCGGCGTCGGCGAGCGAGGCGGAGTCTTCGAAGCCTGCACCGGTTCCGACGGTCGGGTCTCAGCCGCAGTCGCGGGGGAATGTTCCTATCGATGCGCAAATCGCCGAAGCTGTCAAGTCTGGCGACAAGATCCTTGTCGCGCGGCTGAAGGCGATGAAACTCGGGCAAATGCCCGTTTCCAAGAGCTGAAAACACTAATTTTAGGAGGTAGACCATGCCTGGCATTACCGGTATGGCAACCACGTACAATTGCCCTAACTACGTGGGGGAGCTGTTCAACGCTTCCCCCGAGGACACGCCGTTCCTTTCCGCGATTGGCGGTCTGACTGGCGGGGAATCCACGGGATCTAAGGTCTTCTCGTGGTCTGGCTACGATCTCCGCGACGCCGAGGACGGCAGGCAGCGCACAGAAGGTGCTGCCGCGCCTTCTCCCGAGTCGAGGAAGCGTTTCCAGGCGACGAACGTCCTTGAGATCCACCAGGAAGCGTTCGATGTTTCGTACACGCAGATTGGCGTGCGGAACATGATCGCGACGGACGGCGCAGCTAACGTTCAGGGCGGCCCCGTCTCCCCCATCGACGAGATTGCTTTCCAGGCGCAGGCTCAGATCAAGCAGGTCGCGCGCGACGTCGAGAAGTCCTTCCTTGTCGGAAAGTTCCAGAATCCGACGGACAACACTCAGCCGCGCAAGACTCGCGGTCTCGCCGAAGCGATCACCACGAACGTGGCGACGTCGACGCACACCGCAGATCAGCTGACGAAGGACGAGATTCTCGACCTTTTCCAGAAGGTCTGGGACAACGGCGGCATCAAGGAGTCGGAGACCCGCACGGTGATCGTCGGCTCTGCGATGAAGCGCATCCTGACGAAGCTCTTCATTACGGACGTGCAGTACCGGGAGCAGGAGCGCAACGTCGGCGGCGTCAACCTCAAGACCTTTGAGACTGACTTCGGTAGCGCGAACATCATGCTCAACCGGTACGCGCCGGAGAAGACGATTATCGTCTGCTCCCTCGAGCAGTGCGCGCCGCGCTTCCTTGAGATCCCCGGCAAGGGACACTTCTTCGCGGAGCCGCTGGCGAAGACCGGCGCTTCCGAGAGGTACCAGCTGTACGGAGAGATCGGTCTTCAGTACGGCAACGAAAAGGCGCACGGCAAGCTGACCTGCGCCTGACGTGTGGGCTAGGCGGGGGGGGGGGGGGGGGGGCCGCCCCC